ACGTAGTATGCCACATTGGTTACTACCAATGCCAGTTAATGTAGAACGTGACGAAATAGATTTATACAAAACAATATCAGTTGCAGAAGAGGAGAATGAAAATGCCACTTGATTTTACAGACAACATCCTAGAAGAAGTACCGTACAACCTATCATACGATGTATACCATGAACCGACTAAGTTCAAGGGTAGCAAGTACGTTATCAATGGAAATACAGGTGAATATATAGGTATAGTAGGAGAAAACTTTCCTAAAAATTCACTGAGGACTTTTTTCCACAGAGTGCAGTCAGAAATACTGGAAACACTTAGCACATCACACACAGATGATGCTAAAGTTACATGGAGAAGCGCAAGAAATAACGCATGGGCTATGATGGATATCATACTACCCAACGTGAGTGCTACTATTACTACAGACAGACACCAAACACAAGTATCACAACGAGTAATTGCGTTACGTGCTGTCGATGGTAGCTGTTCCAACCAAGTATTCTTTGGTGCTATAGATTTCTTTTGTACAAATGGTATGATTAAGGGTGAGCATGACAAAGTTAGACGCAAGAACAGTTCTAACTACAGTGAAGACAGATTTATCAGTGACTTGCGTAATTCAAAGCAGTCTTTCTATGAACAGTCAGAGCGTTTACAGCATTGGGCAAACACCAAGCTATACTCAGGTGATGTCAAGAGTATGCTTGAGAAGATGCTAAAGTCAGACCAAAAGGTTGACAAAATGATGCAGTTATATTACCAAGAAACAGGTATAAGAGGGCATAACGGTTGGGCTTTGTACTCTGCCTTTACAAACTATGCTACCTATGCAGACGAGCGTAATGGTTTCAAGTTGCGTAACACAGGCAACGATACAGCATCAGAGTCTATGTTCAAGCGTGAGCATGAGGTTCTACAGTGGACAGAAAGTAAATATTTCAAGGAGTTAGTAGCTTAATGTTAGATAGAAGCAAATCAGTAGGTATGCTTGTAGGACTTGCAGTGGGTGACGCTTTAGGCGCACCCCTTGAGTTCACACCCAAACGTGACAAGGATAATTATCTACGAGAATACAAAACAGGTGGCACACATGGTGTCACCATAGGAGAATGGACGGATGACACAGCTATGGCAATGGCTATGGCTGATGCACTTATAAAAAACAATGGTGTATTTAATGCGTCTGATATCATGGACAACTTCATTGCTTGGAAAGATAAAGGAGAATACATACCAAGAGGAGTATGTTTTGATATTGGCACAACAACAGTCAAAGCACTACGCTTCTATGGGTCACAAGGCAGAAGGGATAGACCTTATGTAGGCTCTAATAGTTCTGATTCATCTGGCAATGGTGGCATCATGCGTTTAGCACCTACTATAATCGTGGCAGATAGTTTATGTCAGGCTGTTGAATATGCTGTGTGTTCTACTATGCTTACTCATTCATCACCAGAATGTACAAAGTATGCTAGATTATTAGCGGAAGAAATATGGTATGGCTTTTATAGAAAAGCAAACAACAAGTATAGACTTGACCCTAAAACACCACGAGATTCTATTATGTCTGGTGGATACGTGAAAGAAACCTATCAGGCTGCATGGTGGTGCTTACAAAATACAAAGACGTTTGAGGATTGTGTTATAGAAGCAGTCAATCTTGGTCACGATTCTGATACAACAGGTGCTGTGGCAGGTATGATTGCAGGTGCATACTATGGCATTGAGAGCATACCAAAACACTTTAGAGATAATCTACAGTGGTATGATAAGATATTTGAAACTGCTATTCAACTGTATGAATTGAGAGGAAAGCATGACAAACTTGCCTAGATATACACAAGCACAGAAATATGCTGATGGCACTAGGTTCTATCGATTTAACCCACCTCAGAAATACATTGAGTTAGGTTTAGTAGAGCGCGAGAGTTTAGGTAGTGATGGTAGAACTGCCTTTGCTCGTGCCAGAGAACTGAACAAAATAATCTCTGAACATCAAGAGAAAGAACGTATAGAAAAAGAAAGCATACCAAGAACACTTAGTCAAGTAGTAGATGTGTATTACAATTCATACTACTACAATAAGTTGAAAAACAAAACTCAAATACAGTATAAACAGTTTCTCGATACAGCTTTGTCTACTCATATAAACAACCGTCAGTTGTCTAAGTTTGAGATTAAAGATATCAGTGCAGTGTCGGCTAACCGTGCGTACCAAGAGTGGCTAAATAGAGGTGTGCATATGGCTAACCATATATGCAGTGCCATGAGTATGGTATATAATTATGCAATAAATACAGGGTATTGCACGGTGAATCCGTTCTCACGTATTAAGAAGGAGACACCTCAACAAAGAAAAATTGTTTGGACAAAACAAGATATAACAAAATTTCTGGATGTTGCATACTCTGAATTTGAATACCGTAATATAGGATTGATATTTCAAATGACATATGAATGGTGTCAAAGGCTGGGTGATATACGCAACCTAAAGTGGAATAACTTAAATTTAGATAGGGGTACTGTTCATATTGAACAGAGTAAGAGAAGGGCAGAAGTATCGCTACCAATTAGTAGTGACTTGATTGATATGCTATATGAACAACAGGAAGACTTTGGATTCCAAGACTACGTAGCACCCTATTATAAGCCCAAGAACGGCTCTTACGTACCTTATGATATGGAACTACTGTCAAAAGTAGGAAGACGTATTATGAACCTCGCAGGGTTGCCTGACACACTACGCATGATGGACTTACGTAGGACAGGAACAACAGAAATGATAGAGGCAGGTGTCGGATTAGGACAAGTGATGGCAGTTACAGGACACTCACATCCTCAATCTGTAAAACCATACATGAAAAATACTTTGTCAAGCGCAGATTTTGCATTGACACAGAGAAAAAACCATGATATAAGCACAGACAAGTGCCGCAAAGGAGAGTGATATTACATGTATAATATATATAAACATATAAGTGATATAGATATAAGTGTAGGTGAAACAAGGAGAATGAATTGTCCTAGTTGTAAGGGATACAAAACCTTTACTGTCACCAATAACATGGGTTCACTTGTATGGAATTGCTACAAAGCTTCTTGTAATATATCTGGTGGTACTCGTGTGCATATGTCCATAGATGATATACGTATAGGCTTCTCTGGTGCTGAACGCACAGCAGATGACATTGACTTTGTGTTACCTGAGTATATCGTACCTATCAACGATAAGAAAGAAGGACTTGATTATCTACACAAGTGGGGCATAACGCATATGGTTAATGACGTTATGTATGATGTTAAAGAGGACAGAGTAGTGTTTCCTGTCACGCACAATGGCAAGATTGTGGATGCAACAGGTCGTGCGCTAGGAAAAAAACTACCTAAATGGAAAAGGTATGGAAAAAACAGCTTGCCATACTCTTATGGTTATGGTAAAGTCGCAGTAGTTGTTGAGGACTGTGTGAGTGCCGCAGTTGTAGGCGGTGAAGTATTTGTTGGGGTAGCTGTGTTGGGTACTTCATTGCAAGAATCACACAAGAGGTATCTCTCACAGTTCTCGACAGCAATAATAGCCTTAGACCCAGATGCATTACCCAAGACACTAGCTTTTGCAAAGGAACTAAGAGGTCACGTAAGTTCAGTTAAAGTACTTAGGTTGACAGATGATTTAAAATATCGTAACCCTATCGATATAGAAAACTTAACTAACACAGGAGTAACATAATGGAATTATCTTTAATACGTAGCTTGATGGACAAGTCATTCTACGATGACCATCGTGGCGCAAGATGTCCTACGCAATTGTTTAGCAAGGATGTGCGTAAGATAAAGCAATCAATCGATGATGCTATGAGCAGGTATGAAAGGACAGTCAATCCAGATGAGATTGAGGCATTGTTTATGTCAAACAACCCTTCGCTAACCACTGCACAGAAAGAAGCATATAGTTCTTTGTTTAGGCAAATAAAGAAAGAAGAACCTATGGGTAGTGACATAGCACAAGAGGTGCTATCTAAGCTGTTTCAGCAGGTTATAGGCGAGAAAATAGCTAACTTGGGGTTTAACTACGTGAACGGTGACGAGTCAAGCCTAGAGCCTCTCAGAATACTATTAGAGCAGTACGGTGATGACTTCACACCTAACCTGCAAGTAGAATGGGATGACATAGAGATAGATACTTTGCTATCCAAAGCAGACTTAGAAGCTAGATGGACGTTCAATATACCAAGCTTGACACGCAAGGTTGAAGGTGTAAATGCAGGACACTTGATTGAGGTTGGTGCTAGACCTAATACAGGCAAGACATCTTTCCATGCTAGTTTGATTGCTTCGCCTAACGGCTTTGCACATCAGGGTGCTAACTGCATTATCTTGTGTAATGAAGAAGGATACCATAGAGTAGGGGCAAGATATCTAACTGCCGCTACAGGAATGACAATGCAAGAGGTAAAGAAGAACCCAACTAAAGCACGTGACTTATATGCACCTGTCAAAGAACGCATCAAGATTAAAGATGCTACTGGTCGTGACATGGCATGGGTAGAAAGTATATGTAAGACATACCGTCCCGACATTGTACTGCTTGACATGGGTGACAAGTTTGCAAAGACTGCAGGTTTTGCTAGAGCAGATGAAGCACTAAAAGCTAATGCAATACATGCTCGTATGATTGCCAAACAACATGAGTGCGCTGTATTTTATATGTCACAGTTATCAGCGGATGCTGAAGGTAAGGTGCTTCTCAATCAATCAATGATGGAAGGTTCTCGCACAGGTAAAGCAGCCGAAGCAGACCTGATGGTATTGATTGCTAAAAATCCTGTAGTAGATAATCAGGAAGAAGAAGATACAGAACGTCATTTAAATGTTGTAAAAAATAAGTTGACAGGATGGCACGGTGTGGTACACTGCCAATTAGATTACAAGACAGCGAGGTATGAAGGATGAAGTTAGTATTAGACGTAGAGAACACAGTCACACATCGTAATGGTAAGATGCATCTTGACCCATTTGAGCCTGACAATTCATTGACTATGATAGGCATGTTATCTGATACAGGTGTTGAACGTATAGTTACATTTGACCATGCAGAGGCAGAGGATGTATTTGGACACACCGTAGTACAAGAGTGGCTAGACAAAACTACTGTACTTATCATGCACAATGCCGCACACGATTTGCTATGGCTGTGGGAGAGTGGCTTTAAGTATGATGGTCCTGTCTTTGATACCATGTTAGTTGAGTATGTATTACAGCGTGGACAGAAACAACCACTGTCTCTGGAAGCATGTGCTGAAAGGTACGAGTTG